CTTTGCGTCATTAATATCCTTGTCTGTTAGAAACGATCCAGTCCCAGAAGCACCGAGCGCTGCTCGAAACTCTTTCAATTCAGAATCTTTTAGTTTCTTTACTGCTGCCAATAGTTCTTTTGCAGTCAGTTCAGTTCCACCCTCTTCTTTCTTATCGTCAGCCATCTACAATCCCTCGTGTTATGAACTAAATAGTTCGAGCAATAAAACCCAGAATGACTTTCATCTCTTCTGGGCTTTCTTCATTTCTTTTGCTTCGTCCTCGAACTGCTTCTTTAATCTTTCGATAAACCAAGTTCTCAAACCAATCGGCAATGAGTGAATTTCTGTGAAGGACCATCCTCCGAAATACTTCAAAATAAAGAATCCTTCATAGATGCCCTCCATTGCTTTAGGAGTTAGGCCAAAAAAAGTCGGTCCCGAATGGAACCTGAACCTCCTGTTCGTGGGAACAATTCTTGCATGTAAGAGTCTCTTTGATTTCAACTGATGGCGTTGCATGTTTGAGGCACATCTTAAAGTGTACTGAATCTGCAACCGGCATGTTGTCAACGAATTGTTCGATGATCTCTTTGTCGCTGTGCCCCTCAATTGACAGAATCATCTCTTTGTATTGCTCGGAGATCGAGAACTCTTTCTTGTCGTTGATCAAAATTTGAGCAATCTTTGATTCTTCGATTCCATTTGCAAGACGGAAGTTGATGTTGAACTTTGAAAATGGCAATTGAGTTGTGAAAACGCCATTGTCTGTTAATTTGACAATGTCTTGATCTGGCTGAATGCCACCTGTAACTTTTGGGTTGCGAAGATCAAACATCATTTCATTTGAGGTGTCACATTTAGGACACTTCACACGAGCCTCATAATCATAGCCATAAGCCGTTCCACGAGCTTTGATAAGGATTGCATTGCGATCAGAGATAAGAAGCGTTAGGGGCTCAATTTGAGCGTCTATGATGATGTTTTCCATGAGTCTCTCAAGCGCAACTCCTTTCTTAATCAAAGATTGGTTTGAAAGGATGTCTTCATCTTTTGCTGTCATGTATCTGATCTCGATTGAGTCTTTGCCATGAAGAGGGTGGTCTTTTGGGTAACCAATTCCCTTAGATGGCAAGTCAACGAATTCTGTTGGAGCTGTAAAGCTCAATGGGTTAAACATTTGTGGTGGTGCCTCACCGGTTTCTGGCTTATTATTCATTCCAAGCCGATCTGAGTTTCTACTCATTATTTCTCCGTGTTTAGTTTAATTTTGCGTAATCATATGTAATAGTCAGTGTGATCGAAATGATCTCGTCTGAACTGTAATCAAGAGAGCTTAGTTTCACATCCGAAACAAAGGCTCCCTCTAGGGTCCAATCTTCGATAACTTCACCGGCACCGTTAAATTGCTCAATGTGGAGATCGTTAATGATACCATTTTCATAGGTCTTGGCTATCCCCGTATCGGTTGTCAGATCGGATGGGCTATAGCCACCATTTGCTCCAAGATCTTTCAAAATTGTGTCAATCGTCTTTCCAACATCTGCAAGTTCGATTGTGATTGGGTTCCATGTCACAATTCCGGGAACATTAATTTGATGATTTATCAAGCGGTACTTGTTGGAGTTAACAGTGAAAGAAGGCTTATCAACCTTCTTTGCGTTCCACCAGTATTTTTTTAAACTAGATGGCAAGCCGATGTCTCCACCGGCTATTCTAAACCTAAAAGCTCTTTTGGGCTCGAGGTCTGGACTGGTCCAAAAAGGGGACATTTAGGCCTCCTTAGACTTTGAACTGCGTTCCGTCGCCATTGTAACCTTTGTCTTCAATGGTCTTACTGGTACATGTAGCCCAGTCATATTTCCAAGTTAAGTCAATTGTTCTCATATCATCATTCGTATAATCAAGAGTTGAGAACTTAACTGAGGTAATAAATGGATTATTCATCTGCCAAGATTCAACAACTACTCCGTTACCAGAAAAAATATCTATAACCATTGTTCCAACAGCAGCATTTGAACCAGACTTTGTTAGAGACCTAGGGTTTGTGCTGATGTTGTTGTTATTGGCTGCTGCTTGCCCTCCAGGTTGAAATGCATTTCCTCCTACACCAGTAAGAGGTTTGATGGTGTAACCAGAACTTAAGATGATCTGGTTTGTTATGTAAACAGCGTTTGGTGAAATTGGGTCAACCAAAGTCATGGCCACGTCTTGCCACTGAACACGTCCTGGGAACTTGTATTCATTATCAAAGAAAGAGTGAGTCACGTCTGTAACTGTGTAGCTTGGAGTATCGACTGTTTTTGCCCACCAAACTACTTGATTGTCAACGCCTGGATAGTTTGAGATGTTACTCATTGTAACGCGCCATCTAAAGTTTCTTTTCGGTTCTGTTGTGTTGTCTGTCCAAAATCCCATGATTTATAATCTCCTATTTATCTGTAATTAGTGTCTATTAGAATTCAACGCCACTTTGGGTAACGACAAAATCGATAACGACGTATTCAATTGCTTTCGCAGGCTTCACATAGACTTTTGCATACATGATGTTGCGGTCTTGCAAATCTGGTGTAGTTGTGGTCTCGTCAAGAATTACCTTGTAATCTGTGATACCGAACTCGTTCTTAACTTGCAAAAGAATTGGTTCGATCTTACCTTTGAAACTATCATAAGTTGCCTTAACTCCTTGTTCAAACAAGAATTCATCAGCAATTCCACCAATACGCTTCTTCAAGTAGATCATCATGCGACGAACATTGATGCGGTCAAGAGCTGTTGCTTCTGGTTGAAGAGTCTTTTGTCCAAAGATAACAGTGTCACCAGTTGCAGGGAAACGAGCAATTGGGTTAATGTTAACATCGTAAAGTGCATCGCGGTCTGCTTTGCTCAAGTGCTCATAAGTTCCAACAACGCTAGCGCCACCAGCACCACCGAGAGGAGCAAGTCCACCACGGTTAAATCCAGCAGGTGCAAACCAAGGCTGAGAAACGGCCTCAGACTTCGCAATAGCTCCAATGGCAGCAACACTAGGAGGAGCCATTAAAACGCTTCCATTACCGCTTGAGGCATCTGCAATGCGCACATTTGGATAGTAAGCGGCAGCATAAGAAGATGCAGTTCCACCTTCAACTTGTCCGATAACTTGAGAAACAGATCCTTCGGTAGGATCCGTTGTTCCGCTGTCGATTGCATCTTGATAAATTCCCTTAAGATCGATGATTGCCAATGCATCACCGCGTCCTTCGGTTTGTGTGATCAACTTAGAGACGATAGCTTCGTTCGTAACACCTGGAATTGAAATCAAGTCATAACGGCTTGTGTAATAGTCGGCGACCATTTCGATTGCAGATTCGATAGCATACTTCGCATATCCGTTAGCTTCAATTTGAACTTCATTGAATGGGTTGTCAACTTTAATGTTTACACCATCAGATCCTCCAAAGAAAGGAGCAGCAAATTGCTTAACGCCTGCGCTAAGAAGATCTTGGAATGGAGTCACAGTGGGAGTAGATGAGTCATCAAAAGCCCAAAGGTTTGTTGTTTGATCTTCTACCATGTGCTCCAAAGAAAACACATAAGCTGCTTGAGTAAATGATGCTGACTCGGCTAGGTGCGGATCATGGTCTTTCTTTAAAACTCCGATGTCTGCGAAGTCTTCACGGCCTTGTTGAGACTTTTGAGCCAAGCCCATAGTCGCAGTTGGAGGATAGTCAGTTCCAGCGGAGCCATAAGTTCCAGCAGTTGCTAAAGCATGAGTTGGCCATTTAATTGTTACGGTGTCGCCTGAGGCCAATCCAAGAACGGTTTTGGTACCGCTTCCACCTGCTAATGAATTAGCGCCCCACATCCAGTCGCGGTCACTTGAGTCGTTTTGGCTTTGGTCGGTTGACTCGATTACAAGATTGCTGATCTTTGCTGGGCCGAAGAAACCAAGAGGAATATCTGTGTTGTTAACGCCACTTGACGCCATTTCAACACGAACAAGGTTTGATCCATTCGAGTAAGTTCCTCGAACAATGTTCTTACCAGTTGAAGGGTCCCACTCTTGATAAAGGTCTCCGATTACTTTTGCAATGTATCGTGGAGAAGAAGGGTTCAATGTAACATTTGGATGAGTCTCAGCAGGAATAGATAGTCCTTGACGCCAGATCTCAACAGAGAAACGACCATCAGGGTTTGTTACTGTTCCACGGGCGATGTTTTTGATCACAACTCTGTGAGTCTTGTGGAAATCGCTTCCTTCGTCCAAAGCACAGAATCTGAACAAGCGCTTGTAGTTTGATGCAGCAGACCCAATGAACCATCCACTCTTAGCGGCAGTGTAAGGTTGGTGATGGTTTGTGAAGTTTAAAGAAGATCCTTTGATTGGAGCAACCCAAGCCATCAAGTCTGTCCCAAGGCGCTCAACGTTGTATTCGAAAGTTTCTCCCAAGAACATGTTGTGGTTATTCCATCCGCTCTCAAACAATGTGGCATCGGTATTAAGAACATTTCGAATAAAGTTTTGATCACCGGGAGTGGTGTTAAAGTTAAAGTTAAAAGAGAAGTCTTCACTATTAGTGCCATTGTGCAATGTTGCTGACCATCCGTTTGACCCTGGAAGAACAGCTGCTGCACTACCGCTGGTAACGTTTGTCGTTCCATCTCTACCTGTTCCGTGCAAAAGAAGGTTTGAGCCGCTTGTGTAAACGATTGCAGCAAGAACACCATCGATTGGAGTTGAGTCAGTACCATTTGCAAATATTGCACCTGCCGTTGGAGCACTGGTAAGTACTGCATTGGCTGCTTTTGTCACAAAAATTGCGAGATTGTTTCCGATGGTTCCCTTTTGCTGAAGAGTGAAGTTGATAAAGTCATCACCACCAGTGTAACTTATCTCAAAATCAGTCACACTTAAAGCCGATAGGTGAGCATCGATCTTCGCAGCAAAAACAGCAGCGATTTGAGCACCAGTCTTTGGAGTTCCTGAGAGATCTGAAACATCAGCAAGATCTATTTCTAAGTTGCCACTTGCATTGGAGGCAACAATGGTGAAGACATAAGAGTCTTGATTGCCTAGTCCATTAATAAATTGAACCTCTAGAGTGTCACCAACTTCAAAGGCTTCGGTGACGGTTTCTACAGTAAAAGTCAAGGTAGCATCAGCAAAAGTAGATCCAACTCGAGTTGCATTCTCTGCAACAAAGATCCCGAGAGCTCCTTCGACTTTATTGTGAGCAATTGTGTTACCAGTTGTCAAATTCATTTGGTCAACGTCCCATCCTGCAGGGTTTTGGGAATCTTCTTGGATACCAGCCAAGCGGATAAACTTAACAGGACCAACTCCAGCGGCAAGGTAAGCTTCGGCAGCATAAGCAGCCCATCCACCACCACCGGTGTTTCCTTCGCGCCATGGATCACCGCGCTTAACTCCGTCCATTGGAGTTCCAAAGATGTCTTGGAAGTCAGCCAAAGACGTAATTTTGATTGGTTTCATTGCGGGACCTTTCTTCGCACGACCGATCAAAAGCAATCCGTCATTCTCAGGAACAGCTGCGATAGCTGATTGGTCGATTTCTCTCAGTTCAATTCCTGGAGACAAATAGTCAAACTTGGTAGGCATTAAAAACTCTCCTTTTAAAATTCATTTTCCTAGTAAATAGTGCTCCGAAACGCCAAAGTCATAAATCACGGTATTTCTCTCCGGTCTTATTCCAAGGCTTCTCA